TTTGTAGGTAAGTCTTCCTCTGTAGAGGGTGCTCTTATACCCCTACCACCAATAGATCGGTGAAACTCTTTCGAGAAGTTACCTTCCAGAGAAGGGTCTAAAGCACTATCTTTGTACTCGTTTGTGCGATCACCCGTTACACGTTGTGCTTCAGACAACTGGAATATAGGGGTCAAGAATGTATTTACATACTGCCCTACTAACCTACCAATTGTTTTCTCACGCCTAGCTTCATCTACATCATCTGATGCACCAGATATTATACTTCCTATCTCCTGTAAGAATACATTACCTGTACCTGTTCTTGCACTTGAACCTAACCACGTTTCCGTTATGTCATTTATGCTCATACCATTCCATACATCTGTAGTGTCGTTACCACCTGTATATTCAGATCGTTTTACAAACTCAGCTAACCATGATATTTGTCTTAGTGGATACTGTGCAGTTATGTCTACTTGTTTGCCATCCCAATCCATACTAGTATAATCAGACGATACCCCATCCATAGTTCTGTATTGATACATGGCTGTTATAGCACCTAATCCTACCAGATTTCTAGATATATCTTGTCTATCTCTAGCAACAAAACCACCTGCTCTTGAATCTTTTGATATTGCTTTACGCATAGCTAGTATTGCACCACCGCCTGTATATTGTGCCATTGTTTCAAATGCTTTAAACATAAACCTTGGAAATGGTACAATGACTGTAAGGCCAGACTTAGTTATAAGCCTAGACATAGTTTTAAATGGTATAAAGTCAGGTTCACTAGCATAAGTTACATCTAAAGCTTTCTTAACAGAATCATCAAGCATAGACACAAAAGAAGGTGCACCCTTTGGGCGTAGATCAGAGGCATCGTTTAATAAATCTTGTATACGACCTGAGTTTAATGTGTCTTGTAAATCTATATTGTAGTTAGCTTTAGTTAATCTCTGTAGTTCTGAATAAAATGTAGCACGTCTAATCATATGGTCTTGCCATAGGTTTGGTTTATTTAAAAATGCAACACCATCTTCTATCTTTCCAGCTATAGCATCTAAACCTTTACCAACTTTAGTTACAGCACTTCCCCTGCCTGTAAGTTGTTGTATCTCACCTATATTATTAAACATCCTAGACATCTGATCTGTCAACTCTGGTCTGTCTAATATATAATCAGTAAATTGTTTAGCTGTGTTTTGATCCCCTAGTATGTACCGCATGTTACGGAAACTACCAGACCATGTACCATCAAGCACAAGTGGGTTGATATTTTTTACAGCACCCACAACACCACCAAATCTATCTCCTTCTTGTACACCTTTGGCATACGTAATCATAGCGGTATCCATCACGTCACCAAGGGATTCCATAGGTGATCTAATTAAACCTGATTGAAGGTTACGTGCAGCTGTAGCTAAAGAAGAAACCATTAAACCTCTACGTATATTCTCACCACGTAGTACTGTGTTTGTCCAGAACTTAGCTATAGCTTTTTGTGATGCGTTCTTGGCGGCTTCAGCCTGTTGCTCTTTTACAGATGTAGGTTTAATCCTTTTTAACTGGCCTATTTTACCTAGTAACCTACCAGCTTGTGATCCAGAACCTACTACACCTAACATATACTCTTCAAAAGACATACCATGTTTATTAATAACCTTTAGCAACTCTTCAGATGCCAACAACTCTTTATTTAAAGTTAGATCAAATAACCTGTCAACTAAACGTTCATCCTTTTTAACTTTCAATGCATCGGGATGTAACTTTTGTAGGTCAGCAACAACTCCTACTAGCGCATCTAGCTTATTAGGATTAAGTATAGGTATAGCTAAGTCATCTTCATTAATAGCTAGGTCATCTAAACCTAACTTCATATCGTCTGAACCTACATACTTATCATCATAGTAATAGTCTGTTACTTTTTGTTTACCTGTTTGTCTAACTAACACAGGATCGACTTTCAAATGTCCATTTTTTTGCACTGTAGATATAACAACATTAGTACGTTCCTCAAACTCACGTATTAATTTATCACGTAAGTCTTTGTTTTTGTTTGCTTTAATCTTATTTGCTTTAAGGATACCTTCTGCAATATCACTCTCATTAGTCATAGCTTGTTGAACACGGTTATAGTCTTTACCACCACCAGCTTTTTTCCACACAACATTGACTGACTTTGTTACAGCTTTAGTTAGTGGTATAGCAGTTAATGCATCTAAACTAGCAACGAACGCAGCTTTTGCTGCACCTTTGTAGTCATCGACCTTTAAAGCTTCTTGAACATCTGCATAATGTTTAGGCATGTTAGCAAGTATAGTAACGGGATTTAAAAGCTCGTCCGTTGACACTATAGCATTAATTTCTGGCATAGTTAAGTCACTATCTAGTAACTGTTCTGTTAATCCACTAGTTATAGCATTACGACTGTTCAGAAACCCAATTAATTTATCCCTAGCTTTTTCACTAAACATAAACTCATCTGCTTGATTAAGTGTTTCTATCTCTGCGTCTTGAAATATAATACTGTCAGGTACTTTTTCTTTAAAAGAAGCTAGTGCCTCATCTTCAGATTGACCCATAGCAAGGTAAGGAGCAAGTGCTAATTTCTTTATGCGCTCTTGTTCTTCAGAAAAACTTTTAGTTCGTATACTAATTGTTTCTTCATCAAATGAAACATTTTCTCTACGGCTTCTTTCAGATTCAAATCTTTTTTGTATACGCTCGTCTATAGTAACTTTTTCTTCTACGTCTTTTTCTAGTACACTATTACTTTCTGCAATAGTGGGTGCTGTAGAAACTGTAGTATCCTCTATGATCTGCGTATCTGTAACTACATCATCTTCGTCGTAATCAGGCATAATCATTTCACCCGGTACTATAGGTGCAATAACTTTTTCTTCTTCCGATTGTGTAGTAGGCTCTTCATTTTTTTCTGGTACAAAGATTGGTGTTTCATCATCATCTTCGTACTCAGGCATTAAAAAATTATTATCCATTTAACCACCTAGTTCAATAATACCTGCGTCTAAAAACATGTCATGTTTAGAACTATAATTCTGTAATCCAGTGTATACTTTTATGCGTGTTACAGTTGCACCTTGTTCATCTACTTCATTTACAATGATAACATCACCTGCGCTATATGCACCTTGCGTAGCTTTATCATTAACAGTTGCTATATCAATGGGACTATAGTTAGTTATAGGGTAAACCATTTTATTATTCGGTAGTCTATCTGGGGTTACAGTAGCACCTATAATTTTTTTAGCCTCTAAAGAACTAGATAAGTTACCATTAGCTATACGTCTTCCATACTGACGTAGCTCTTTATTAGCAGCAACTGTCATTTGTCTTACCTGATTATCCATCATAGTATCTATAGGCGCATTTGTACTAGCATTAAAATTTATACCATAAAGTTCTTTAGCTGCGGTCAACTCTGCAATATTGTATTCCGCAGTCCTGCCTGTTATACCACCTACAACAGTACCCTCTACAGTAACATCAAATTTCATTTTTGTTAATGCTGTTTTTCTTGCAGCGTTTAAGTTACTAGTAATAGTACCTTCAGAAAATGCACGACCAGTATCTTTTTCACCAGCTTTTTCTTTTATCTTGGTCAATATTTCAGCAGCCCTAGATTCATATCTTGCTTTTTCTTCTGGCTTAGTTGCGTTCATACCCTTCTGTACTGCAACAGCATACGCACCATCTAAACTAGCTTGCACTTTATCTTTTAAATCTGGATTAAGTAACTCTTGCAATGCGCCCCTATCAAAACCATACACAGCTTTATCTGTTTGTTCAGAGGTTGTCATTTCACCAGTAGTTATATCTGCTACATCAGCACCATCAACCACTTCACCTACTTCAGATAAAGAATCTACTACACCATAAATTTCATTTATGTCTTTGCCTTGATCACGTGCTAATGTACCATACCTAGTAGCTTCTTGTATAGCAAATTTACCTTGACCTGCAATACTGGAAATAGCATCATCTCCATATCCAAGAAACTTTAATGCTTCAACAGCTTCATCTGCAATTTTTTGTTCTGCTTCCCTTTCAGCATTTTTAGTTAACCTCTGACGTGTAGCAACCATAGTTTCATCGTCTGCTAACTTGTTTATACGATCTCGTTCATCATCTAAATCTTCAGTAAGTTTTTTTGCGAAACCAGCACCAAATGCTTGTAAGTTAAATGCCATTATACTCTCCTTGCCATAAGTCCACTAGGCTGTGGCTCTTCATCAACTGTATCTTCTATAGGCATATCAGGTTCTTCATCAACTTTAATATTGTCTATTGCTTTAGGTAATCTTTCACGCATCTTCTTCATGGCTATTGCAATCTTAGACTCACTAATCTTGTCTTCATCGATAGCTTTTTCAGTACCTAGTGTATACTCAATACCAGCTTCATCACCTATAAATGCAAGCATCTCAATAATTACAGGCATGGCTAATATACCTACATCAATTGTGTGTAGTCCCTGCATCACTGCCGTTGACTGCATAGAGTCTGCCATAGTTGTTAATGGTATACCTAATTCCATACTATCTAATAGTGCATCGTACACATCTTCTGATGTAAGTCTTGGTATGTAAAACTCAAGTGCTTCTTCTACAGTTGTATACTGCGGTGGGTTTTGCCAAGGTCTACCGCCAACTTCAGCGGTCATGCCTTGTCCGGGAATAGGGTAGCTAAAAGAGGGAGAAGGTTTATCGACCATTGGTAAGTTGCTTTCTCTTTTTACGGATAGAAGTTACGTAGTCTCGCACTCTATCGATTGGTTCATTTGATTTTTCTTTAGGTTCAGCTTCACGTTTACGAGATAGAAGACCCATACCCATAGAAGCTTTCTTAGGCATCTCTTCAAGATCAGTATCTGCAATGTTTAAATTTGAGTATGCTGTAACCGCTGGATTAATATTCATTGTTTTATTCCTTTATCCTAAGATTGCACCTATGCCCTTACCAAGTAAGGTATCTCCACCGATAGGTGATGTAAACATTGTAGCTACTAAACCGCCCCATGCAGATGCAGAGTTATAGTCAGCTTGTAGTGCGGCAATATCTGCCTTAGCATCTATCTGTAACTTAATAGAAGCTAGATCAACAATACGCTGTCTTTCATTCTCAGCACTGTTCCATGCCCACTCCATACTGTCAGAGTAGTACGACCACAAATCATTGTATGCAGTATTAGATATGTCAAGTACATTCTGTGCATTAAGTTCATTAGCACGATTAATTGCTTCAGTATCTGCAGTAGCAACTTGTCTACGCCACTGTGCATTATTCTGATCAATGACTAATCTATTCTGTGCATTAAACTGATCACGTTGGTTCATCATCTCTGCAGCAAATCTATTCTGTGCGTTAAGCTCACCTGCATTAAACTGGTTCTGTGCATTAGTTTGTGCAGTATTAAACTGTGATGTCTGTGCAGTTAAGTTAGCAAAGAATTGATCTGTTTGATTTTGGCTTGATGCATTAAACTGTGCCGCCGCATTAGTTGCTGCTTGATCTGTAAACAAAGACTGTACTTGTTGTTGTGATTTAAACATTTCAGTTTGTTGTTGGTTACTCAGGTTAGTCAAGTCCATTTGCATAAACGCTTGTGCATTCATAACTGCCGCTTGCTGACGATTACTTAGGTTAGCCATGTCTAGGTTAGACAATGCCGCCGCTTCTGCCATTGTTAATGCTTGTCTATTAGATAGGTTAGCTATATTAACAGTGTTAGCATTACGACTATTCTCCAAAGCAACCTGTTGTTCAGCCGTGAAGTTCATATTAGCTACGTCACTAATCTTACTTGCATTCATTACACGTGATTGGAATGCTTGATCGAACTCTTGACCTATGAATGTTGCACGTTGTTGTGCCGCAAGCATAGCACGTTGTTGTCTGTTTGACAAGTTCTGTGTTTCAAAGGATGCTTGTGTCTGTGCATCAGCCATTGCGATAGGTAATGCTGACTCCATAGCGGCCTGTACAATGGCTTGACCTGCCATACTACTAGCACCTAAGCCACGTGCCGCCATAGTCGCTGTAGCAGTCCTCATAGCCCCTGCAGCCCATGCTGGTGTAGCTCCACCCTCAAAGTTTGCCATTAACGTGTCAAGTTGCCCTGCCACAGTAGCTTTCTGAGATGGTGATGCAGTAGCCGCTTGTACTTCTTCTGTAAACTTAGCCGCAGTTTCAGCATTAGCTACACCACTTATAAGTTCACCACTCTCGATCTTACGCTGTACTGGGTTCTCCATTAATATGGATGTACCTTGTGCCGCATCTAACTCACTTACACTAGTTGCAGTAGCAGTCTTAGCATCTACGATAGCTTGTGGATTAACTGTACCTGTAGCCGCTTGTGTTTGTGCTAATGTTTCTGCAACCTTATCTGACGATGTAGCCGCAGTCATAGTAGCCGCATCTGTAGGTGCAACAGCACCAGCTTGTGCAACAGTAGCTGTAGTTACAGGAGTAGATATATTACCTTCAACCTGCCCACTACGAGGATCAACTATCTGATCACTAGTTATCTGTGTACCTACTGGTTGTACTGTAGCACCATAGGCTAGTGATGGATCAATAGCTCTATTAGCAATTAACTCAGATACAGATTGACCTTCATATGCACCTGTCTGTGGTACACCACCTACTGAAGTACTGGGGTTTGTTACAGTATTTTGTAAAGCCATTGTATCGCTGGGGCCGGGACCTCTACTCAGTGCCTCATTAATCGCCTGTTGTTGAGCAGGTGGTTTAACTGCTCTATTTGCATTTAAACCTCTAGCCTCATCATACGTATAAGGCCCATATGAAGAAGGCTCAGGCATCATTTTAATTCCTCCACCATCTGTGGTTGGTTGATCACCAATCATTCCAGCACCACGTGGGGGTGTTGTAGGATCAGCCACTCCACCTGATAATGTATCTGGAGTAACTAAACCAAAACTAATAGGTGTGTACTCACCTGTTTCTTTATTATAATTATAATCTTGCCGTCCAGCAAAAGTAGAACCAGTAGCTGATGTAGTTACACCACCAACAGCGTAGCTAGGTTTCTTTACCATACCACCCTTAGCCATTTCCATAGCTTTGTTTTGATACATATTCATCTTACTCATTTTATCAGGGTTCTGATTTAAGTAATCATTAAAGCCACTCATATCACCTTGATAACCTAAGTTACCTGCAATGCGTTGCATAGCCTGTGGTTTAAATCCTTTGAACTGCATCATTCTATTTTCCTTATGTTGTCATGTGACAAAGTATACTGTCTCTTATTATTTGTGTCAAGCACTAACTTAATCTGCTAATGGATTATCTAATGCACGTTGTAATTTAGATACTAATCTATCTTCTAACTCTTTCATTGCTGAAGACTGTGACACTCTTACACGTTCTCGTTGATTCTCAAACCTTACTTCAGCGTCATCTATCATAGTACGTACCTTGTCTTCATTCTCACGTACCATGTCCTCAATACGATCTGTCTGTTGTTCTATTCTTAACAGATCATCCTTCAGACCATTTTTAATATCTCTAGTGTACTCTACACTTTCTTCAACCTTCTCAGATATACCAGATACTTTAGCATCCATGACATCCATCTGTTGTTGATATGCAGTTAAGTCTAACCCTGCAACTTCTTCTATCTTTTGGTACAGAGTAAAGCCACCATACAAACCACCAACTACTGTAGACAAGAAAGCTAGTATGGCTAGTACTGAACTTGCTGTTAGTTTTACACCACCAGCTTTTACTTCTTTGTCAGCAAGGCTTTCAACGTTTGTTAAATCTACCATTAGTTCTCAAAGTCCATACCACCTGTCTGTTGCAGGTTCTTCAATGCTTCTAGCTCATTACGTAGTTGTTGTATTTCTAGTCTACGTTGGGCTAATTCTACCTGATACAAGTCGTCACAATTAATACGAGACTTAGGTTTATCAAGAGGTATAACAACACGGGCATACAAACCTACATCTTTACCTTGAGCTAAGTTACCCGATGAACTAAATGTACCACCTACATTATTGACTACACCCGTAACACCAAACTCTAAGTTTACACCACCACCTACAGCGTTACTGCAGTCTAAGTTACCTGCCCTAAATCTATCTGACTGATAGTTCATTGGTGGGTTAGGTAATGATAGAGCTAGGTTGTTACTCTCAGCTACTGCTGAACTAGCTACGACACATAAGGCCAAAGCTAATCTCATGCAGGTTCACCATCAATACGAGAGCATATCCTAGATACAATCAAAGTTCTTGACTGTGTGTTCTTCTTTACCTTTGATGTAGTACAAATATATGTAGCTTCATCTAAATCTAACTCACGTATATACACAATAAAATCTTTACGTTCTTTATAGCCTACTTTAATAACTCTATACTTAGATGAGAATGGTAGGTTTGTCCAGTTTAAATCAAACAAATCTATCTGATAGTATTGTACATCTTCTCGTGAGTTAAACAAAGACATTTCTGCTTTAACTACACCTGCTACGTATGTAGGTTTTAGTATTGGGTAGGCTGGTGTCATCTCATGTGCTGAAACAACAGTAGCCAAACCCATAAATAATATGATTAACTTATTTAGCAATGCAACTCGCTTGTACTACAGCGGTATACGTACCGCCAGTGAAAGGCTTTGAGGCTGCATAAGTCGCACTTGAAGATGTAGAAAACCATGTGCTACCAGCAACAGTCAGATCAAACACAGTTGTATTGTCATATACTACCTTAGCCGCATCATAACCTGACATACCTGCATCTGATGTTTTAGATACTGATGTTGAACCTGTCCAAGTTACACTGTCCGTCAATGCAGGTGATGATGTAAAACTAATAGGGTGACTAATGTTAGCTGTATAGTAATCAGCAATAGCCACATCAAATCTAATAACAGGTAATACACCACCATCTGAAGGTGCAGTACTTAGCACACTAGCTGAGGGGTTTCCATATACACCTGCTTTGTCTGTTTGTATTGTACACTTAGCTGATACATTACCTGTAATGTCTACATTAGCAAAGGCTGGTAATGCACATAGTGAAAGTAGTGCTGTTAAATATTTCATTGTATTCCTCATTTGTTATACTGCATGTCTACCATTTTTTCATGTAGTACTTGTTGGGCTAAATTGTTTCGTAAAGCTTTCTTATTGTCGGGTATAGTTCCATCTTTTAATCCAGCTGCATCGTTTAGTGTACCGCCGTTTATCTTTGCATTGTAATACATATTGATATTAGTTTGTTTGTTTAAGGCTAATATTATATCGCTTTGATTCTGTGCTTTGAACAGTGTAAGAGCATTAGCAGAGGCAGTCAATCCCATCTCTATACGTGTATCTTCTTCTTCCTCTTCTTCATCTAATATAAGTTTACCATCTTCGTCGTACTGGAACTCGTCAGCTTCTAGTGTATCTATAACTGCATCATCTTCTAGCGCATCATATATTACAACCTCTGGTAATACTGGCATAGGCTTTACATAACCTGCACAAGTAGGGTCAGACTGTGGATCATAGCATTTGTCTAACCTATAGTTGTATATTACTACAGCATCTTTAACAGTTCCTTCACCTTCAACTTCAACAAACCCAGTACCCCATTTAGATGCTGGTATATTTGAAAGAGGGAAAGACTTAACAATAGTATTTCCGGGTACGCCAGACCAGTCATCAGTCTCTCTAAATGTATAACCATCTCCACTTGCGTTGTGATTACCTACATGTACCTTCATGTCTGCATCTGGGTCTTTTACTGTAGTGTATCTATATAGTAATCCATTTATATCTACACCAGCAATGCTAGGTAAGATAGAGTCCATAGACCAACCTAATGCACCTGATGCCGCATTACTTGTAGCTCCATACGTATATGGTTCAGAGTAGGAGTAAGAAGGCAAGAGTACTAAAGATAACACCCAAACCAATCTTAGTTTCACTGTTCTCATCAAACATCCTATTGATTACATTATTCTGATCTCGTTCGATCTCATCTTTAACTGCTTCCATATCCCATGCTAGTCTAGCTTGATCACCAACTAATCCATCTTTAGGACATGGTGTACCTGCATTCATCATAGCATCGAACACTCTTTCGTCTTGACACATTACTGATACTGCGGCTACCTTCATGCCCATGTCATACATAGTCTTAGCATTCTTGAGCTTCTCACAGTTCATGTCACGTACTGTACGACCTGCTGAGATACCCAGTATCTGTGTCTGTACCGCCCCTGCTACACCTACAGTACATAAGTCAGAGTTACTTGCACTTATTTGTGGAGATATAGCCGATGGTGGTGGGCTATTGATGGTAGTATCCATAGACCCATTTGAAGTTATAGTACTATTAGTGTCAGTCTTTATAACATCATCATCGGCATGTGCAATACTACCGATTAGTAGGGTAAATAGTATAAGTAAGAGTTTCATTTATTATCTTGTTCTGCCATTCTCTCTACTAGGTTACGAATAGCTTTAATGTTTTCATCAATACGTCCTAGAGAGACAGCTTGCATCTGTACTGTTTTTTCTATTGTACCAATCCTAGTTTCTTGACGGACTAGATCACGAGCATTATTTTTGACGGCTGAGTCTAATGAAGACACATACCATACTAGTGATATAGTTTGCAGTACAATAGCTATTATTAAGCTAACTGGTACTGACTTAGAAAGATGCCAACTCTCGGTCATGGTTTAATATTCCTTATGTTGGTTTAGTAGGCCATGTGATATTATCTGGGTAGCCATCTTGTGCTGGCACATCTAGTAACGCTTGTCGATAATTAGTCCACTCTAAACGCTTGGCATCTGTCATGTCATTCCAACGTAAAGCGTTAGATACAATAGGGTCTACCTCTTCGACAAGTATTCTATCTCTTGTTTCTCTTTCAGCTTTAATTCTTTCTAAAGCCCCATGAGCAATTTCCTCATCTGTAAGGGGTATTTCAGTTATTTCGCCAGTTATGGCATCTTTTATTAAGTGCATTATTTTACTCCGTATAAATACATTCCACGTTTAAATTTATCACCTGTACCCATATTCTCACTAGCATAAGCAAAGTTATATCCCGACCTTACATGGAGGCTAATTGTTGTAGTTGAGTTTCTTATATCATTTGCAGGACAACCACCTGTCTTAGCTGAATTGGCATCCCAACTAGAAGACCATAAAAGGTAATTATTAAGCTCCTGTGGTCTACTAGCAGTAGAGGTTGCTATTCCACTAGCCAAATCACAAGTAATATCACAACTAGTTCCCTTTTTAGCTACACCAGCACCTTGAATAAGACCATTTGCGTTATCAGCAGCATTACTCTGCAATCCAAACCAGTTATTATCACCCGAACCACTACAAGTAATATACCTTACGACAATATATACTTGCTTATAATCTGTAAGGTCTAAGTTACTAATAGATATACTTGATGCGCTTGCGTTGGTTACAAATACTGAACCTAGAAATGTTGTACCACCAGATGAAATACCTGTTAGGTTAGCTCCACTGCCGTGATAGTTTACAGCGTGTACGTCACTAAATCGTTTATTAGCTGCACCAAGCATTATTCCATTATCTCTTACTGCACCTGTTGTTGTACACGGATGTATTTCACCACCTGAGAATACAAGACCACTGTCATTAGAATAAGGTGATGCAATGTAAAGTTGATTGCCGTTAGTCCCAATACTACCTACAGTTGAGCCGTCTTTGTAAAAGTTTAAAAGAGTGCCATCAGAAGAGTTCCTATTTATAGCCATAGGTGTACCACTACGGCTTACATAAGTTTCTCCATTTGGATGTGCTTCAAACCCATCTACATTATAACCAGCACTTGTCTTACCCACCAACAATTTACCTGATGAGTCGATGCGCATACGTTCTGTGTTGGCTGTATAAAACCTCATGTTAGTTGATTTTGTATTTATTAAGTCCAATCCATCAGTAGAAGCTACTAATCTTGAAAAAACATTTGAGCCATCAGCACTGGAAAGTATTAAAGTGCCACCCCAGTTGTTGTCTGATATAGACGCAATTTGTAATGCATGGGATGCACCATAAGTATTGTCTATAGTTGAAATGCCAATACCAACGTTGCCTGATGAGTTTATACGCATACGTTCTGTGCCGTTGGTGCCAAATATTGTGTCTGCGTTTTCGTAATTCCAAACATAAGTATGCGCATTGGTAGCGTGCTGAATAAGAAAGCCATCCGCTGAGCCAGAACCAGAGTTTGTATTCTGCAATCTTATATTTGTATTGCTTCCACCATTATTTGCAGTCAGCCCATCGCTGGTCACTGTGCCTGTTACGTCAACGCCTGTTGATGTTGTGGCTAGTTTTTCAGAGCCATTATGATAAAGTTCAACTTCAGCCCCTGCACGAGCGACGACCATATTTGCATTGTCGGTTTGCCGTTTCAAAGCAATATTGTCATTATCTCTTATAAATAAACTACCAGAACCACCTTCATCAATAAAAGTGTTACCACTAGTTCCATCATGGTAAATCTGTAGGTCAGTACCAGCACCGAATATGGCTTTGTTATTATCGCCAAATGTTACATTACCAGTAAGTGTACCACCAGCTAAAGGTAACTTAGTAGCCAATGCTGTTGTGAGTGTAGAGTTATAGTTAGCATCATCATTGATAGCCGCAGCTAACTCATTAAAATCATTCAGTGTACTTGGTGCGCCACCAATAAGTGTTGTAATCTTATCTGTAACGTAAGCTGTTGTAGCTATCTTAGTACTATCATCAGACTCAGCTTGTGTAGTTGCTGTGGTAGTAGATGATAGAGAACCACTAACAGTACCACTGATAGTACCTGTAGCTGTTATGTTACGGAAGCCTGTTATATCTTTGTTTGTATTAACTACGACAGCTTTAGATGCTGATACTGTACCTGCAGTAATACCATCAATACTCTCTAAGTCATTCTCATTAATATCAGCACTACCTATTACAAAGCTACCACCTGTTATAGCACCTGTAGTTGTTATAGTAGATGAGCCATTGTCTATGTTACCAAAGCCTGACGTTATGCTACCACTATTCAATGCACCTGTAGAGGTGATGTTAGTTGTAGTGATACCATCGACGTATGCTTTGATAGACTGCTGACTAGCAATGCCAGTAGCAGAGTCACTGGCAAGATTATCTTCATCAAGGAAGCTCTTACCATCTAAGATGTTTATCTCTTGAGCACTATCTGCTAAGTCTCTTGCCTTACTCATATTTTATATCCTTATGTTGGCTTTGTAGGCCATGTTACTGTATTCGGGAAACCTGCTTGATCTGGTAGGTTTAGCAAGTCAGTTCGGTATTGTGTCCACTCTGCTTGTTTAGCATCTGTAAGTTCAGCCCAGCGTAGAGGGTTAGTTACTATAGGGTCTACTTCTTCTGCTAACCTTTGGTCACGCTGACCTCTTAGG